CTTTGATTGGCTAGGTTGTAATCGTGTTGTGCCATTAATTTACCTCTGTCCTATTGTATATTTAATCTGGTTGAGTTGGAAACACTACATCATCAAAATCATCAGAATCTGTGTATTGTGATGGTAAGTCTCTTAATGCTTGCCTGTATGTTGCCCATTCTGTCTTTTTTTCAACGGATAATGGGCTGTCAGTAGCTACAGTCCAATCACATCCTTGCAACATATAAAGCCTTTGATTCCTTATCTTCTGTGTTGTTGTTAAGGGGCTTTCTGGTGTTGGAGCGTATATTATAGTCATTATTGTTTATTTAATTTTAAAGCAGATATTCTTGAACTAAAGCCAAATATTGATGGGGCTGGGTTGTCTACAATTACTTGTCCTTGCAGAGCAACTGTATAAGAAGTATTGGCTGAAAGGTTTATTTTACCAGCAAGAACAACTGGTTGAATTGCTGCTCCTCCAGTTGGCGATTGGTAGTCAGTTATTTGTGTTGATCCAACAACAATTCTTGATTCCAATTGTGTTGTAAGATTAAAAGTTCCACCAACCATACAATTGCCAACTATTAGATAATCACCACCCTCAGCAGTTGTAAATGTTGCAGTAACCAAATTGGCAAAATTGTCTCCACTTCTACCATCACCAAATGCAGTTGTACCAGCCGAGTTTACCACCATAGCACCAACAGCCCTTGTTCCAATTTGAGCTATGCTCACCCCATTATCGCTAATTTTTAAGCCACTTCCAGAGCCTGTCAATGTTCCGCCATCTAAATTAAGCCTTACAGCATTTAAAGTTCCAGCAGTAATATTGTCTGCTGTTAGGTTTGTTACATCTACATTGCCTGCATTTAAAGTTCCAGTAGTTATATCATCAGCAGAAATATTACCAAATACACCTGATGCTGATGTTAGTGTTCCAGATTGAATGTTTGAAGCAACAATTGTTCCAGCCTCTATTTCAACACTGGTAATAGTTCCTGCTTCAATTTGAGTTGCTGTAATTGTGTTAGATGCTATTTGACTTGCTGTAATAGTATTAGCAACAATCTTGGCTGCTGTAACTGAATTTGCAGCAAGTTTATTAACAGAAACTGCCCCTGTATTTATTTTTTCTTCAATTATAGACCCTGCTGCAATTACATCACCTTGAATAGCATCTACTGCAATCTTTGCATTTGTAACAGCATCGTCTGCTAGCTTTACCGAGTTTATTGCATCATTAACAATTTTATTTCTTGAAACAGCAGCATCCGCAAGCTTGGCTTCTAAAATAGAGCCATCTCTTAAATCAACGCTTACTACTGGTTGATCTCCTACACTAAAAGTCAATGTTGCTGGGTCTGATTCAACCCCTAAAGTATTCAATGAGCTGACACTAGCAACATAATTAGAGCCTGTTTTAATAAAGTTTAAATCACAATTTTCTACATCTACTATTTTATTTACAACTTGATTGCTTGAACTATCTACAACATTGACTCTGTATTGATAGTCTGGAAAGTCTGTGGGTTCGTTCCAAGATAAAAAAGGTCTACCTGTAGAGCTAGAATCAGTATCGGTAAAAGATAAGCCTGTTGGTGCTTTTACAGCATAAGCTGATGGCAAGTTGGCTAGCTCTTCTACTGCTTCTTGTGGTGGAACTTCCCATGTATAAACATCAAAATATTCTATTAGACTAACTGCAACCAATCCATTTTTAACAAGCTCTAAGGCTTCAACCCTGCAAACTTTTCCATTAAAACCCAGCCCTGCATAGGTTAGGTCAACGATGTCTCCTACGTTAAGTTTATACATCTCAGGAGTGCCTAAGAATTTAATCGTGGTCTGATTCCTGCTTCTAGTTAAAATAGCCTTTGCCATGTTGTAGGCTATATAAGGATCAGAAACATATGGAAACTCTACCTTTAACTCTAAGACCTCACCGCCATCGTCAGAAGTGTAGTTAGGGGATGCATCATGTAAAACTGTGGCTGTGTCTAACTCATATTTTTTATTGGCGTTAAAGAACTCAACAATAACTTTATTTGCCTTCTTGTCTTTATTGCCATAATCAACAGATATTCCAGAATCAGCAATAATATGATTATCGGTAATACTAAAACTAGATGAGCCTGTATCTTCAATAGATAGCTCATACTTACCATCTATATAAAGAAATATACCTCGCATATTAGCAAGCAACTCTTTAGCATTATCCATGACGTTTTTGTTTGCATCTAAATAGCCATTGCAGTGAAATCTTTTTACTTTTAATAAGGATGTACCTGCTTGTTGAGTATATGTTGTACCTAATACTGCATCTATATAAACTCTAAAATCTTCGTTTTCATTATAAAACTGGCTTCTATAAATATCTTTTATTTCAACACCATCAAGAACACCATTGCCATTAGCATCAAATAAATCAAACAACTCAGCCACTTTCATTTGAAACCATATTGAATTTACGCCACTACCAGCAAGAGTAATAAAATCATCTCCAGCAACACCAGACCATGTAAGGTTTTGTGCTGATCCATTAAAGTAAGGTTGATCTACCTGTGTATCACAAACATTAGCTGCTGATGTGAAGGTAGACATATTAATTTGAGATGATGTTAAGCCCTTCCCATATTCATCGTTTGTAATGTAATCAAGAAAACACAAAGCTGGATTGTCTGAATGTTTGTAAGTAGAAACATTGCCAAATGTTTGAGTGTTATCCCTAGGGTCAAAAACCTTTTTACCCCTGACTTGCACTGTAAGCTGTGGCACTCCCTTCCACATTCCTTCCTTGTCATAACCATAGTGAGCAGCTATGTAGCAAATCCCATCTAGCCTATGTGATGTAGTCCAATTAGGCATAGAATTTTTTAGCATTTCGTCTGCTGTTTGCGATGCAGCTCCATGATGTAAATTCATTACATACCTATATTTAGCAGTAGGATCAGTTCCAAAAGTACCACCAGCAAGATTTAAACTATTTGTTCCATTTTGAGAAACTGTATTTAAAGAGCCACTGCCTGAAGCTATTTTATCTGATCCAATGTAGCCACCATTTCTAAATCTTGCAGAATCAGTTAGTGGGTTTCCATCTAGCTCAATTGTTTTTCCTATAATCTCATCGCACTCACCAACTGACACAGCATAAACCACATACATATCTCTAGAATCGTTTTCATTTACATCCATGTAAATTATTTGGGCTCCTACTCTTCTCACACCATATACAACAGGAATTTTTCCACCCATAGAAGTTTTATTCGCAAGTATGTCTTGACCTTTAGCCAGCATTTGTCTGGCTTGCATAAATCCTTTAACGCCAACAGCAAGAGTTGCTGCTGTAAGCACCATGTTTATTTTTCCTATAGCATCAGCAGCAGCCCACGCTTCTGCTATTTTTCTTCCAGCCCACCTAAAGAATGTAGTTATTGGATTAGCCATTTAAGACCCCCACCTAACATCTTTTTTAACTTGACCAGCAAACTCCATACCTCTATCGCCAGAGCTAAATGATTGCTGAGACTCGTCAGAATAATGCCTGCCTTTAGTTAAATTCCAGTTCGACCAATGCGATGCAACAGTCATATTAATGACTGAGTTTTCTATATCTTCTTGAATTGATATGTTTCTTATTTGACCTGTAAAAAAATTAATTGCACCGACAATAGACTCACTTGAATCAAAGTAAGCTAAATAAACTTCAACAGTTTTATCTGTAAATTCTCCATTTTGAACAAGCGATCTAACTTGATCTGTAACATTTGAAAAGCCTAAATTAATTTCGTCAACCTGTAGCTGACCTGTTTCTTGTGTTGTGTCAACACTCAAAAAAGAGCCTCCAGCCTCATAGGAATTAGAATCGTAAGAAACATTGGAGTACCAATCAGTAAGTCTGATTACTGTTGATAAATTAAGCTCAACTAAAAAAGCTGTTTTAGTTGCTGTGGATGATACTTGAGTTTGTAAAGCAGCAGATAGACTTCTAGGCATTAGGTAATAACCTCTCTAACGTCAAATGAAATGCTGTAAAAACCACTAGCACTAGTTGAATACATGATTTCATTGTTTTCAAGATATACAGTAAAGCTAGGTTTATTTACAGTAACAGCTTCATTATCTGCTAGAGATGCTACTAAATTTGGAGATATTAAAACAGTTAATGCTCCACCACTATCAGAATCAACATCAGATTGAACCATATAAACCTTGCTATGATTCGCAAACTTAATTATGTCTCCAGCCTTTAAAGCACCTGTTTGACTGGCTGAGAAACCATCTATAGCTATAGATGCATCTCCTGATGTATGTGCTCCAGCCACTTGAATATCTGTTTCTGACTTACCTGCACCTAAATTGTTTAATGGTGCTTGTATAGTAAAGTTCTCAAAAGAACCTTTCTGCTTTTGTAAAAATGCAAATATTTCTTGAGACTTTTCTTGTTGTAATGGTGGCATTGCCACTGTAAAAGAAAAATATTGAGCCCCTATTTGTCTTACTTGTTTTTTGCCAGATAAAGTCTGGTTCAAAAGCGTTGGTCTGTTATCTTTAAAATTTAAAGTTCTGAAATTAGGGTCTGTTGGAAATTGACCAGACATTTACACAACCCCCATTTTGCCTTGATTGTTCATGGCGTTATTTATAATTGATGTAATTAAACCTTTTCTTGATGCTAATAACTGATCAAAGCCAGCAGCATCAACTGTTGATATGTTGAAGTTGACTGTAGCACCACCCATTGCTTGACCTTTGGTATGATCTATAACTGTTTCATTAGGATGTACCATAGCTAAACGACCACCACGCCCATCTAATCCCCCTACTCTAGCACCCATACCAGTAAAACCACCACCTTCAAAGTTATCAAGGGCAGATTTAAATGCACTTCCTAAAAATGAATCTTCGCCAAATGCACTTGCTCCAAAGCCCAAAACTTTTTTAATAATGTGTATTCTTATTAATTCATTTATTACGGAAGCTACAATTTTTTCTGCTAATTTTCCAAAATTTAAAAACTCTTTATTTGTAAAGTCAAAAAATGTTTTGAATGAAGATGTTAGGGTTGAAGCAACAGAATTCAAACCCTTAAATTGAGTTTTCATTTTATCAAATTGACTTTCGTCAAACTTAAATTTGTTTGATATTTCACTTAATTTTTGTAATTCTGTTTTTATCTCAGCAATTCTGTTTCTTGTGCCTTCAACGTCATCAGTTGTCAGTCCAAGCAAATCAGTGAGAGCACCTTGCATACCAAAACCAGCAGCTTGCTGAGTTCTTCTGAGCTGAGTTTCGAGACCAGCCAATTCCTCTTCTAACAAGGGAACAGTTTTTTTTCTTTCTATTAAACCTATGGTGTCTAATAAATCTAAAAATGTATTTGATGTTGCTATTACAACCTGCTGTAGTGGTAACAGTGTGGCTCTTTTTAGCTCATTCATTGTGTCGTTAAAAATTTCAGCCTGTCTTATAGATTCTTCTGGAATAATTCCAGTTGCAGCAGCAGCTAATTCTTTCATAGCTTCTGAGCCATCTTTACCCATCACTGCAAGTTTTACACCTGCTCTACCCATCAGATCAGCTAAAATAGCATTTTTTTCAAATTGACTTCCAACACCATCAAGAGCTTCAAACAAATCTATAAATACTTCTTCTGCACCTCTAACAGAACCATCAGCGTTTTTAACTTGTACTCCAAGTTTTTGCAATGATCTACCAGCTTCAGACGTTCTAAGCTGTGCTTGACCAACCATCTTGGTAAAGTTCTGCATACCCTTGTTGAATTCTTCTGTGGTCAATCCAGACTGTTGAGCAGCAAATTGATAACGCTGTAAGAATTCAGTTTGTACGCCAATAGAATCTGCAACTTTTCCTATACTGTCTGCAAGAGCTAATGTTTCATTTGTAAAATTAACAATTTGTCTAACAGCAAAAACACCAGCAAAAGCACCAGCTAATTTTTTCATAGCTGACTGTGTACTGTTAATATTTTTATTTACAGAATTAAAACCACCTTTAGTCTGATCCGATGCTTTAATTCTTAATTTGTAATCAGTTGCCATTTTTTATTTGCCTATTCTTTTCTTCCAAGTATGCCATCCACCCTGTAAATTCGGATAAGGTCATCTTTTCCTCTAACTCCTGTAATGTGCAATGCAACATTTCAGCAAGATAGTATCTAGCAAATAAGTCCTTATCCTCTGCTACTTTTTTGCTTGTTCTTCTGCATTGGGAGTTGACATAATTTCTAATGCAACTCTTGCAAGAACATCTTTATCCACACCATGCATCATAGTGTGCTTGTCTGATAGATCAAAAACTTTTTCTCCATCAGAATCTAAGGCTTTATATATTAAGCAATAAGCCATCAACGCTACGTCATCATCTTTTGCAAGTTTCTGCAATTTAGACATCTCTGCTAATGTTAATGGCTTTGCATATATTTTAAGAACCTTCTCTCCATCACTCCACTCAGGTATTTCAATCTCTTTGATT